TTGATTCCTACGACGGAAAGAAATTCTTTGTTCTCAAGATGGATGTTCACCATTTCTTTGAATCCATAAACCGGAGAATCCTCAAAAGGAAACTCAAAGAGGTAATTCGAGATAAACGGTTTTATAGATTGCTCTGCATACTGATTGAACATGACAAAATAGCACTCGTTGCAAAGATTTTGACGGATGCAGGTGTTGAGATAGATGCAGAGCAGACGAAAACGCTTGTCGGATGCATAGCATTTGACGACATCTCCGGAGCGTTGGAGATATTGCAGGAAATCGGCATCACAGGAGCGATGTTCGATGAACTGAAAGAAATTATTGAGGAGATGCGAAAAGGCGTTCCGTTGGGATATTTCACATCACAATGGTTCGGCAATTTTTACTTGAAAGCACTCGACCACTACATCAAAGAGGAACTCCGTGCAGAACATTACATGCGATACATGGACGACATGGTGATACTGGGAAAGAGCAAAAAGAAACTACACAAAATACATGCAGCAATCGAAACATATCTGAATGACAACCTCGACCTTGAAATAAAAGGCGATTGGCAGGTGTTTAGATTTGAATATCCGGTATTTGATAAAGGCGGGAATCCGGTACTTGATAAAGACGGAAAGCAGGTCACAAAGGGTCGTATGCTTGATTTTATGGGATTTCAATTTCACCATGACCGGACAACCATCCGGAAATCAAACATTGAGGCTGCGAGACGCAAGGCAAACCATATCTCAAAGCAGAATAAAATCTCATGGTACAACGCATCAGTGATGTTGTCATATATGGGATTGTTCAAACACACGGACACATACAACTATTACATTGATTACATCAAACCAAAAATCAACGTCAAGAAACTCAAGAGGATAGTTTCAAAGCATAGCAGAAAGGAGAACGAACATGACAGACTGGAAAAAAGTGACAGGAACACAGCCGGACAAGCCGGAGGAGGTCGACAGGACATCGTCGCCGTCAACGGTTTACCTGCGTAAGAACATCGAACAGGTGACAAGAGAGGTTGAGGGCAGCGACGGAAAGATGCAGACAGTGACCGAATGGCAGTACGACGAGAAAGAAATGACAGTCAAGGAATATGAGAACATGGCACTCATGAAGTCAGTCGTTGAGGAGAACACATCCGGAATCGTCGAATCAGTGACACAGTTTCAGAAAGATGCGGTCATTGACGAATACACACAGCAGTTGATTGAGGAGGGGTTGATTTAGTATGAAAATACTTGTTGAAAGTCTCAAAAGAATGTACAAAAAAGGCACTCTCACAAAGGAACAGATTTCCGAGCGTGTCGCAAAGGGCAGTATTTCAGCGGATGAATATGAATACATCACAGGAGAAAAATTCTCTGGCGGTGATACAGAATGAGTCCGCTTGAAATAATATCACGATTGTGCGATGTAACGGAAAATCTATCGGCAATCGTGAAAAAACAGCAAACAATCATTGAACAGTCGAAAATCGAGGATGCGGTCAGAGCGGAACTCCGGCAGGAGGTAGAGGAGACAGACAGGGAGATGGATGTTCTCGAATATCACATGCGGAAATACTGCGACACCGACGACATCGAGGCGACAGAGTTCGGAAAGGAGAACGCCGTTGACGATTGAGGTTTCCTTGCTAATCTCCGGAGTGTCGGTTGCATTCGCAATCTTTTTCGGAATCTGCTCAAAGCAGAGGAACGACAAAAAAGACACACAGGAAGAAACGGAGAGACGAGCAGAAAATGACACAATGGTGGTTGTGAAACTTGAGAACATCGCAGACGACATCAAGGACATCAAACGGGAATCAAGAGAGAACCGTGAGGAGATGAAACAGTTGAGAGAGCGTGTTGTCATTGTGGAACAGTCACTCAAGAGTTATCACAAGAGACTGGACGGAGAACAGCATTCCGACCGATAACAGGAGGGCAGGAAACGGGCAAGAATCAACCTCACAGAAAAGAGGCAATACATGAGAATGACAGAACAGGAACGACGCATCAGAATCCGGCATCTGAAAAGAATGCATCGGATAAGAGAGCGAAAAGAGAGACATGACAAAAAGGTGTCCGGTCTGTTCATGAAACGTGTTGTATTCACTTTGATTCTTGCAGCATTTATCTTTACAGTCGTGATGATATTTGTGTTTTTGCGGATGGGTTCAGAACCGTCGACACTGATTGAGAATGTATTCAGATTTCTTTCGGTTGAGGGCGGTGCAATGGCACTCATTAAGTCCGTGAAAACAGTCAAGGGAACAAAGTCAAACGGAGAAATACAACACAATGACGAACCGGAACAGGATGACGAGGAGGTACAAGGATGAAATACATCGTCGAGAATTGGTTTGTGATTGTGGGTCTGATTGCAGTATGTGCAGCGGGAGGATATGCAGTATATGTTTTCGTGAAAATGCCGTCAGACAAACAGTTGAACAAAGTGAGAGAATGGCTGCTCTATGCAGTCACAAAGGCAGAAAAGGAACTGGGAGGCGGTACAGGTCAAATCAAACTGCGATATGTATATGATATGTTCGTCGCACGGTTCGCATGGCTTGCGAGAGTGATTTCTTTTGAGGCTTTTTCGATGATGGTCGACGAGGCACTTGAGAGAATGAAAAAGATGCTTGAGAACAACAAAGCGATGCAGACGCTTGTGAGCGGTGAGGCAGGTGAAACGGTTGAAAAGGATATGTGATTTCGCAACCGGAAACGCACACACAATCGTGCTGATATATGCAATCGTCGCTGTCATCGTATGGGTGGCGGTAAATCTGTATTTTTGGAAAATTTCTTTTGATTTAGACAGAGAAATTCGGGAAGAAATGAGAGAATACGGGGATTGCTATTCTGACACGGACGAGGCAAAATTCGGGAAACACATAACAAGGTTGACCGGATTCATCATTTCAATTCCTGCTGCGGTGATGTGGTGGTGTACACCTCTAATCGTGGCGGGATTGATGATATATGACAAGATACAAGAAAAGAATCCGGAATTGTGCGGATTCAAAGCAGACGATTTTGACAAGGAGGAAAACAAATGATTTCAAATTGCGGACATGACGAAAACGGAAGATACTCCGGAGGAAAAGCCGGAGACCAAACAGGTACAGAGTGGCAGGTTATAAATTGGTATAGTAGACCGTGGAAATGCGTTCTCCGTCACCCGAACGCAAAAGTGAGAGCGATGATTGCGAGCATGGCAAAGGCAGCAGCAGTCAATAATAAAATCGGATATTGTCAGTCTCACAGAGGTACATTTTGGACGAATCTTGCAGATTCAAATTTCGACCCTGCACAGATTACAGTTGCATGTGAGGCAGACTGTTCATCCGGTGTCGCTGCAATCGTAAAGGGTGCGGGTTACAGACTGGGGATTGACGCACTGAAAAAGGTGAGTACGGCATGTTATACCGGAAACCTGCGAGCAGCACTCAAGGCAGCAGGATTCGAGGTACTGACAGAAAACAAATATCTGACATCGGATGCGTACTTGCTTGCGGGAGATATTCTGTTGAATGATGGTGCTCACACAGCAACAAACCTCACAGACGGTGCAAAGTCATCCGGAGCGGGAGCATCCAACACAACACCAGTCAAGAGCAACACAAAGGTTGATGTTGCACACGGATTCAACAAGAGCCTTGCAGGAACATACAAGGTGACTACATCCGGATTGAATCTCCGTGCGGGAGCAGGAACAGGAAAATCAATCCTTGCAGTGATGAATCACGACGAGAAAGTCCAGTGCTATGGATATTATAACGATTGCAACGGCGTGAAATGGTTGTATGTGGTTTATAAGAATATCGTCGGTTATGCATCAAGTAAATATTTGAGCAAATAGGAGGGATAATCATGTTATACTATTTAGGCAAAGGAACAGAGTTCAAGAAAGAGGACTGCAAAGAGTACAAGAAACTTGATGCAGCATTAAGGGCAGCAGCAAAGGACGAGAGCCTCATTGTTTGGGATGAAACCGGAAAGGTCATCGGTTCGCTCACAGATGACGTTCCGGAGGGAGCGTTGCAGACAAATCCGGACGGCAGTGTCAACACATACGATGCGGACGGAAACAAGACCGGAACAGTAGACGCAGAGACGCTCAAGGAAATGACAACGGTCAATGACGATGTGAGCGAACTTGCAACCGGAGACAATGAGCAGGAAACACCGCAGGAGAACGCAGAGGACGACGAGAACACCTCAAACGAGGACAAGGCGACAAATCCACAGACCGAACAGGAAAACGGCGAAAATGGGGCGAATACAGAGCCGGACAAGGCAACAGAGGAGCAGCAGGAGGACAAGGTCATCATTCCGCAGGGTAAAATGAGGGTGACAGTCATTTGCGACGGCTCACTCAATATCAGACGTTCGGCAGCGTGGGGCAATGACAACATCTGCGGTCGTGCTATCAGAGGACAGTCATATTATGTGAAAGAGATTCATGTTGTAGACGGAAAGAAGATGGTCAGAACAATCGGCGACCTTTACCTCTCCGGAGAATCCGAGCATGTACAGTTCGAGCAGTTATAAAAAATAAGGACATAAAAAAGAGGACGACATCCATTTCCGGATGTCGTCCTTGTGTTATAATGAATTTATGAATGTGCTTGAAGTTTGGCAATCAATGCATCCTGCAAAACTTTTGAATAATTGATACCGTAATTTTCACATGCAGTATTAAGCCACGCAGGAATGCTCAAAGTTTTCTTGACTGCCTTGTCATTGTATGCACGGGCGTATTCGTCAAGGTTGACACAAATCAAATTGACAAGTGCTGCGTCCTCGTCTTTTTCGACTGCATCAATAGGAGTTGGAGCGGGGAGAACCTCACCATCACGCAAAGATGTGAACAAATACTGACCGCAAGCCTCTTGAGCCATTGCGAAAGCATCCGCAAGATTATCCCCGTATGTTGCTAAATCATTGAGGTCGGGGAATATAACAGAATATTTTCCGTCGTCCTCCGGATAAAAAACAGCAGGATAAATATAATTCATGATAACGCTCCTTTCTTTTAATGGGTGGCAGGTCTCATTTGAGACCCGCCTGTTTGAGTATGGAGTTGACAACCCTTTGAGGAATGTCGCCCCGATGATTTGGGATTGTAACTTTTCCCGTTTTGGTTGGATGCTTGTATTGATGATGTGAACCTCTCACATCTACCAGTTCCCAACCGTCATTGAGGACTATTTTTTCAATTTCTCGAAATCTCATTTGTATTGTTTCCTCCTTACAAGTATATAATAACACGTATAATACGTAATGTCAATATAAAATACGTAAAATACGTAAAAATATTCAAAATTATAAAAGGTAAATAATAATAAAACAATGGAAAAGTGTTTGAGAGAATATGCGTAAAAGACGGGTAACTGACAAACAGTCAAAAAATGCCGTAAAATAGGCGTTCGGAGTTATCAAAGAGATAATTTTTTGGAAAAGAGAATATCAAGAGTATATTACACCTCAGAACTTCGGTTCTGGGGTGTTTTTTTATTTGAACTGTGGTATTATTATAATATAATGATAAGAAAAATTATTTGAAGGGAGTGAATTAAATGAAAGATTATGCGGTTCTAACTAATGATGGAAAGTACACAATTTTTGAATTTAATAATCAAAGGGTTCGTTTTATCACTTCTGATAAATTGGAGAGATATACAAAAGTAGTTGAATGGGATAATGGATATCTAGTTGTTATGGCAAAGTACAAAGAAATGCCCGAAGTTGAAGAATATATAGATTTAATTCCAATACTAAACATGTTATATTATGATACTGAAACATTTTTGAAACCAATTAAGGAGGTTAAGATTAATGCAGCTTAGTGTAAAAGATATAGCTGATCATGCAAATATGATTATCAATGGATATGCCTATACAAAAGATGGTGATTATATCAGAGTGCTTAATCTTAATTGCTTGAATAATGCAGCGGTTATTTATAAAGATGAAATAGTAGAAACGAATATGGATGATATTGAAATTCAGATTGTGTTAGATTATTACAATAAAAATAAAGAATTTATGGAGGAAGCCGATGCCGAAGTATTATGAATTTAAGGTGTGTGGTTATTATTTATATTATACTGCAAGCTGCGTTATTGAGGCTATGCATGTCCATGCGAGTGACAGAAAATTAACAGAGGCCGGTTCAGCAAAATTCTTTGTAAAAAGTGATGGAGATACAACCATTGAGAAACAAGGTCAATTAAATGAGCGAGAAATAAGAGAAATTAGAAAATTTATTAAAAAGAACTATAAAGAAATGTATTTAAAATGGCAGCAGTTGTCGAATAATGGATATTATGGAGAGTAAATTTTAATGAGTAGTTCTCATACACAAATCCCCTATTTATGCAATGTCATTAACTTAACGTTTGGAGCATACCCTTATTTGTAAGAGTATGCTCCAAACGTTAAGTTAATGACATTGTATATTTACTGGCTTAAAGATTCCGAGAGATTATTTATTACGGTGGGAGAAACGATTATGAATTGTTGTATTTGTAAAAAAGAGTTTATAGAGTCAGAGAAAAAGGTAAATTTTATTCCTAATAATGATGAAAGTAAAATTTGTGAAAATTGTTATAATAGAATCTCTTACTTAAAACAATATGGAGGAGATGCAAAAAATAATATATCAGAAAGGTCTTATGAATTTTTACATAATAAGCGAGATGAGATTAATAACCCAGAGGTGTTAAATAGACTTGATGAGATTCTTGGATTATATTCAGACGAAGAGACATATAATAGAATGAAACAAGAAAAAGTCGAACAACAACAGCGGGATAGAAGCGAATTTCAAAGGGAATTAGAAAAGCAACATAAACAAATGTTTAACGGCGCAGGTGCTGTGTATTATGATGTATTGATGTCTACAACTCATTTTTTAGAAGGATATGAAATAGACGAATATGTTGATATTGTAAATAGTGAATACATTATTGGAACAGGTATTTTTTCAGAGTGGGGAGCTTCATTTAGCGATTTGTTTGGAACGCAGGCTACCGGATATCAAGGAAAATTGTCTAAAGCAAAGCAAATGGCATTATATATTTTGAAAGCAAAAGCACATCAATTGAAATGCAATGCGGTTCTTGGCATAGATATAGATATATCGACTATAGGGAATAATATGATTATGGTTTCTTCTAACGGAACAGCAGTAAGAGCAAAGAAAATTACAAAAACAGAATAAAGCTAGAGTGTGTGGGTTTGTCACCACATATATATTATGTACATTATGAGTGCAAATTGTGAAAGCATTCAGATCAGCAGAAAAGGACTGAGTATTCTCAGCTACAAATGGGAAGTTGATGAAACGATTATATCCACCATTCGGGTGTTAAATCTTCGAGAGTTACTATCCTCTCATTTTCATAATCCATCATTATTTCAATCTTCCTATATTCTTTTGGCATTAACTGTGTCATAAATTCCCGACACGCTCCACATGGGGGAATGGATTTACCATCTCTATCAATAGCAATAACTCGCTTTATAGCATCTTCCCCATTAGTAATCATGTTAAAAATAGCATTACGTTCAGCACAAATCCCCAATGTACACGCTGTATCTACACAAACTCCAACATATATTTTGCCTGATACTGATTCTACTGCTGCGGAAACTCCGCCTGCCTCAATGATTTTAGAGACATCTCGTGGTCTTAATACTTGTTTTGCTGCTTTATACAATTCTTCCCATTTACTATCCATGGATTTAATCTCCTTTTCAAATTACCGTTTATCGCTCTGTTTAGCATAACTATAGCACACAAAGAAAATCGCTTACTGGTTTACAATGCTGTTACTGTATCCATTCAGTTCATCATCTCTCGACAGTCGCTCATAGAGTGCTGCTATTTTGTTATTGTCCGGTCTCTTCATAAAATCTCCTTTCCGAGGTATCCATACCTCTGTGACCGGGCATCTATGGATGAATTTATCTATCATAGATACAGGGTCACTGCTATATAATCTTGTGATTCGGGAACAGATTTTCTAAAAATGACCATAAAAATGACAGGGCATGTAACCCTGTCATAAAGTCAGAAATTGTTCCTTCACTTATAGGAGAAATTTGAGGGAATAAGCGGAACTGTTTTTTTCTAAACAATAGTATGTAAATGTTTACGACAAATGTAATTTGACGCTCTATTAATGCTATTAAACCCAATCAATAGCATTCTTTACAAGTTTGACAAATGGTTCATAGGTCAGATTTTGGGTAGTGTGTGCAGGAACGATACAGCAGATTTTTCCTNTCTCAATTCTCCAAACTGGAATTTGACGCTCTATTAATGCTATTAAACCCAATCAATAGCATTCTTTACAAGTTTGACAAATGGTTCACAGGTCAGATTTTGGGTAGTGTGTGCAGGAACGATACAGCAGATTTTTCCCTTGCCATAGGTGTGAATCCATACAGCAGGCTGAACGCCGTTCTTTGAAACGGTTTCTGCAAGAATCGTTGTATCAGCATTCGGAATCATTTTCATTACATAATGTTCGTCAAA